ACATCAAACTTCTTTACTTGAGACATGAAATCTTTTGATTCGGAAATCCAATCAAAGAGCGGACCGTCTTTCTCATTTCCATATGCACCTTTATCTTTAGTCACCCAAAGAAATTCTTCGACTCCTTCGTGCCCACATGTTCTCATTGATGTAAGTTCTTCAAAATTCATCTGGTGAAGCCTTCTTATAGGGCAGTCTTGAGTCTGGATCATCAGAGAAATTGACCACCTCGCACCCATCCTCTTTCGCTACATCAGAGAAACGAAGATATATATTTTCAAGATAGTTATCATCATTTTTGCCAAATCTTTGTACCATACGATCTGGGTCGGAGATGCCTCTTTTTGCGATATCATAACCAACGCCATATATGTGAGTATGCCCATTCTCATCTGGTTTATAATTCATATCAGCACCCAAAAACCCGATTACCGACGGCTTGAATGTATATAATGCATAATAGCCACCCGTCAAAGTAATTGACCAGCCACATTTATCGTGCCCACCGTAGTTGTTTAGAATGTGTGAATATTGTTTGCATTCTACCTGGTCATTCTTTAGTGTGGGTCTTTTTCCTCTAAAATCGTTTGAATGAACCCAGTGATTCCAGTTTTCTGTTGCAAGCCATGCGTTATTCACTACAACAATTGTCCAACCATTTTCACTATATTGGTAATCATTTACTTGTTTAGCAGACATGCCACTTGCAATTATTAGAACTTTATCGGTCATTGTGTATTTTCCTTTTCTTTATAAACTATGAGTCATTCTTTCTAAAGAATAGGCCGTTATTTCTTACGAATTCTCTTTCCATTGAACTTTTTTCACGAATGATTTTTGTCGTTTCAAAATCATATATGAAATTATGTTTTTCGAACAAGTTGATCCAATACGTGTCGGGTTTCAGATTAACGTGATGCAATCCACTTTTACCCGGAGGCGCAAATGTAAGAAGAACATATTTAGAACATGAGAATGTTTTCATGTAGTTTTGCTGGAATTGTTCTCTGACATGTTCAACAAATTCAGTAGACCAAATCAGATCGACGTTCTTTTCGAAGGTGTCTTTTGTGTAGTCGCATTCATGTATTATTATATCTTTATTTTCGTTGACTACTCTCGGATCACCATCAACTCCTTCTGCACTGATTCCTAGAGATTTTGCTACTCTAATCTGATCACCCGGTCCACATCCAACATCAAGCATCGTTTCGATGTTAAATGTCTCTTGGATGTACTTTAGAGCACATTCGTCAGTATGCGTAATCCAGTTATGACCGCCCAAATACCCTTTATATAAAGTAGGATCGCCTATTGCCATTTTTATTAACCTTCCTCAAAAAAAGCTGCCTAGTTATTCACAAGGCAGCCTTTTTAAACATTTATAACCACCGTTGTGGTTTTATTTATAACATTGCGCGAAGTCTTTCGCGTGTCTCTGTGTCAAGCAAATGGTTATGACGCTGAAGCATAATTTTTGCCGCGGCGCGTTCTCTTGCCTCTATCATTGATTTGAAAAGGGTCATACTACGTCATTCCTTTCATTTCTAAACTCTAAATGTTTCTTTGAGCGCAGATAAGCTTTGAGTCTCGCCAAAAGGCTGTTTTCTTTTTCAAATCTGATAATATCGCCAGTCGTGACGCCAATATCATCTAATTCTCTTTGCTTCATAGAATAGAGTATTTGAACGTCGCGTTTTGCTTTGAAATAATCTTTCAACATTTTTTCTCCTGTGTGTTTGCGTTTCATACAGGAGTATTTAGTGACTTATGGTGTATTTTTCAACGTCTATTTGAACATAGTCGATATGTATTCATTGCATATCAAAGTTCGCGGGCAAGAACCTCTGGAACTGGATATCCAGCATCCTGAATAGACTTTGAAAACATCCGAAAGATTTCCTTGCGCTTACTCTTATGTGGGAAGGAAGATGATTTGATTGCCTTGAACGCCTGCTCAAATGTTAGAATATCACTTGCCTTATACTTATCGCCGTAGAGAAACTTCACTATTTCGTTTGGATCATCTGTGACCAAATCCTTGGAAAGATATCGTGTACTTTTTGTCTTTTTTCCTGTCTTGGCGGATAGGTTTGTCTGAACACCCTTATACAGACCGTGCCCCATATCCATTACATATCGTGACCACTCAACAGGCTCTTTTGTCTCAGGATCAACTTTTTTTACATCCAATCCAGCGTGTTTTGCGACAGCAAAATTCAGAATGTTACGATATAGACCCTTGAGTTCAGAATCGAGATATGATGGTGAGTAATATGACCAACTTGCATACTTGACGTTATCTACGATCATAAAGTCAAGTTGAACTTTCTCACCAGCTTGCTTTCCATCTGCATTGGTAATAGGAAATGCGACTGAGACGATACCAAGACCTTTCATGATAGAGAAATCGTGACCCGATCTTTTGCTGATGGAAGCAATCGCGTTCAAGATTTCTTCAAGCGAGTTCATCTTCTTACTTTTTAGCAACGCTGGCGCGGATATCGCCATATCAATATCACCAGACTGCGCGCCCGGTGCTTTCTTTCCAGTTGACCCAAGAATAGCTACATCCGATTTCTTGATGCCCAACTTCGGAAGATATGTCTTATAGATATCTTCTACTGTCGCCATAGAATTTTCTTGATTGATCTTTGATACGCCCCTGACTGCGTTTCCGCCTTCTGTAAGAGACTGAACATATTTCTTGAATGACTTCATATCTTTTCAAACTTTCCCGCTTTGAATGTATCTGTTACTATCTTGAATGATTCGCCGTTACTCAACTGTATCACGATGCCCTCAAAGTCTGGTCCAAGAGAGCCAGATTTCACATGAGAAATAATTTTGCTTGCGAGTGATTTCTGATACTCGCCTATTTCCGCGATCAACTTATACTTGAGTTCTCTATCAACCTTCTTTCTTGATTTGAGAAGGTCGGTAATGTTCTTGTATTTGCTTGTGATATTCTTTTCAAGACTTTTCAGCTCCATTGAAATATCAATTTTGTTTTCAACTTGAATTGTTGGCTTGATAATTTTTCTTTTGCTATTAGAAATCTTATACAAATCGCGAATCACTGCATCTTTATTTGGATGCGTATTGCCTTCCCCATCAATTACATCAAATGGAACGAAAGTCATTAGAGTTCCCAGCTTCTTCTTGTCATAAGATATGCGAATGAACTTGATCTTATCAATCTCATCGTACCCCATAGGAACATAAAGTATTTCTCCAATGACTTTGATTCCATTCGTATTGTACTTTGAAAGCACTTTTTGAATATCTCTATCCTTTTTCAGATCACCAAGCAGACGATCAAATCGTTTTCCGACTTCGCCACTGTACCCCTTGGATACATCTCTTGCATAGAAATCACCAACGTTGAACATGGAAGTTGACATGGCAGATTCGATGAAAGAACGACCTCTTTCATCTTGACCGATCCTAAGAGCGGACCCATCTATTTTTTCTGTGATGGATGTGGTTTCCTTTGATAGAAACCCACCATATTCATCATCAAGTTTTTTCGCGAGTTCAAGAAACTTTATGGGCTTCATCTTATCCAGATGATCAATGAATACCTTCTTAGTCTTTGCCTGCTCTGTCATGTATTGACTGAATGATAGCATTTTCATACCCTTTTTACTTTACCTTCGTGTGTCACAAAGTAGGGATAGAATTTTATGTCTGGATATTCTTTTTCCAGAGATTTGAATGAGCGAATGTTATTCATCGAATCATCAAAAAATCTAACCCTATTATATTTACCACCTCTAAGGTATTTATGAAAAAGATATTTCTTGTTCTTTGCAGTAGACCCAAGATTTAGATTTCCCGCCCTTTCAATATAGACGTTATCAATGTCAATGCCATGGCGACGGAATGTAGATAGAAACTTTTCCTTATCATCAAAATCAGCACGAGCGGTGATCATAATAACCTTTGATCCTTTCTTGACTGCATTTTTGATGATTGCTTTTGCTTTATCAATCATCGTCCAGATAGGAATCGAAGTTTTGTCAAAAGTTTCTGCATTCCGAAATTCACGATAATCAAATTCTTCACCGTCTCTCAACTTATAGTTGTTATACTCTTGATTGCTCAACTTCTTCACGATCTCGCCATCTTTCATGACATAGATAAGCGAATTTGTCTTGAAAAGCGTTTCATCTATATCAAATACAGTTAGCCCACGATCTTCCGTCGCCTCTGTAATATATTCTTTGAATGATAATAACATTCTAACATTACCCAGTTTGGTTTCTTTATCTGATATTTTACGGCAAATAGCTCTGATTTCCCGCTTCTTTGTCGTTTTATAAACAACTTGGCCTGTATCACTTTCTACAATAACGAGATGATTTTTATTTTCATTCTTTACAGTATAACTCATTTGAATCCTCCATTTTTCAGTCTCTTTTCACGTTGCTTTTTCAATCCACCAAACCCAGTCTTTTCAAATACTGGTGTTTCATTATCGCCGCCTTCTTTTGACTTTGATATAATTTCATTTTGAACGTTAGACTGTGCGACATCTTCAAGATCGTAAATTCGCATCTTTGCACGATTGATGCCAACCACAAATCTGCGATAGTATCCAAGATCGCCCCAACGATTTTTCAACTGCTTGAACATAATCTGTCCGAGACTTTCTAGTTCTTCTGATGTGATAAGTGCCAAAATACAATCGCTTGTATAAACGAGCCCGAGGCTCTCTGATACATTTGTCATATCTACATCACTAGAACCGTAAGCTGCCCTGTTATATTGGCTGCTACTTACAATTGGAATGTTAAATTCCATTGCCAGACCACGGATTTCTTCAGCAATAGATTTTACAAGAGTATATGAATTTGCAGCCGCGGCGCCTTTAATTCGGGATGAAGCACAGATGTTAAGATAGTCGATAAATACCACATCGGGTACAAAATTCTTCTTCAGTCTTAGCTCATTCAATAGATGCCTAAAATGCCCCGCATTTGCCGAACCGGTGGGATATTCTTTTAGGATGAGTTTACCTGGTTGCTTATCCGTGATTCGTTTGATCTTCTTTTTGTAAACTTCACGAGGCATGTCCATGATATAAAGTACGTTTTTGCCGTGTAGGAATGAAGTCGCGGCCATGTGACACTTTACAAGACTTTTGCCGCCGCCTGACTCTGCGAGCAGGAGAGTCAGTGACTTTCGAGGGAGGCCGCCCTTTGTGATCTTATTCAAAATCTCGACATCAAATGGAAGCCGTTCTTCTTTACGGTGATAGAATTCATATCGTTCTTCAAAATCTTCAAGATAATCGTGTCCGATATGAGTATCAAAACTGACACCCAGAGAATCAGAAAGAAGTTTTGGAATAACACCCTTATCGTGTTCTTTATCCTTACCATCAAGAATCAGAATTGCCCTTCGAATGGAGTTGAACAAATCCTTGTCTTGGCAAAACTTTTCAGTTTCGTTTAGCAACCATTCTTGATTCGTGTCCTTATCAATCTTTAGTTCATCGACTGTTTTTACGACCTCTTTGTAATGATCCTCATTCATATCATTACGAGAATCAATAGTGATCTTCAAGGCTTCAATGGAAGGCGGCTCTTTATACTCAGCAACATAATCGGAAAATGATTGAAAAATTGTCTTGGCAGAAGGATCATCAAAATATTCATCTTTGATATATGGCGTCACCTTTCGCGAAAATTCTGTATTATATAATAGGTTTGAAATAATTGTCTTTTCTAACATAGTGTCCCCCATGAAGTATTTGTGCTGGATAAATCAATATCCAGCACATATTTCATATTATTATATAACCATTTTTATTCATTGTCAAGTTCTTCGTTCATTTCTTCTTCAAATTCCTGCTCTTTCTTTTTGATTTGTGGTGCAGCGAGTTTGAACTTCTTCTCAACAAATTTCTTGAATTTATCATTTTGAGCCAACCGTTCAAAGTATTCGTCTGATTGAAGAACCTCCGCAAGACGATAATTCTTTTCTGAGACTTCGCCCGTATCTGGATCAATGATCTGATACCAACCAACTTTTGGCTTATCAATGAAGCCCGCCTCAAGTGCCAGATCAAATATCGCATCCCATTTCTGAATGCCATCTTCATATGTCACTACAAATGGCAATTTTGCCTTCTCACGAACATATCTTGACTTCTCAATATTGATTGTGAACTTCCATCCAGCAAGGTCTTTACCATCTTTCTCCTGTGCCTTGCTCAGAATGAATGCCTGGTTTGCGGAATATAGGATTCCTGTGCCGCCGCTGATAATATCCTTTGGAAACATACCACCAATCTCTTTGTATGTGTGATTGACTGCCACGCAAGGAATGGATCGCGTTGTCAGATATGGCGTAATCATGCGAAACAGGGACTTGAAGCCCTTTGCACGAGACATATCAGCAACTGATTTTTCGTTCTGTGCATCTTCAAGTTCTTTTTTAGACGCAAGGTTGCCGATGGAATCGATCATAACGAACACATCATCTTTGCTACTTAGTGTTTCAAGTTTTTGTATCAAATCAAACTTGAGTTCTTCGGCGTCTTTGATTGGAATATGAACAACGCGATCAATATCAATATCAAAACTCTGTATATATTCTGGCGTGATACCAAATTCAGAGTCATACAATAGCGCAATTCCCTCTGGGTGTTTGTTCAGATATGCTTTCATGCAATAGAGTGATAACATTGTCTTGAACGTTTTTGATGCACCAGCAATGACTGTCAACCCCGGTAATAGACCGCCATCAAGTGAACCACTAAAGGCGATGTTCAGAATAGGTAGTTCAGTTGGCGTTACATCTTTTTGATTGAAAAATGGTGATGTAGATAATACAGACGATGTTTTTGTGCTGCCCGTCTTCAACATCTTTTCGAGTAGTGTACTCATTCAGTATTCCCCCTCGGCTATTTTTTTCAGCTTCTCCTTATACTGCTCAATCTTATCAACGCGATTTGGCCAAAGAATAGTTGATTTCTCTGGATTCTTGCATAGATTATTCAGAAATGGAAGTATAGATTTGTGTAGAAGATTCACACGATTCTGCAATTCTTCTACTTGTTCTTTTGTTAAAGCGTTTTCCAAGTCTACAAATTCAAGCGGTTGTAAGGTCTTAAAATATAGATTTAAGGACACATCGTTAAAAGCAAGTACTTTGTTAAAGGAAGTTATTAAAAGGTCTTGAAACGGCTTAATAACGGTGTTATCAAACAAAATAGAAGCAGTCTTTAACTCATCTGCGTTATTACCTAATCCTGTTTGGTCTTTAATGCCTAATAACATAGG